CATTTACCAATTCTGGAAAAACTTCTTGGAGTTCGTGGGCGATTAATCCTATATCTTGTTTTTGAGACATTTTATTAAAATATGTTACTGGTTTTAATTTATCTACTTCAAATGTATTATCTAATTCTATTACATTTTCCTTTATTCGATAATCAGATGTCGTACCAATATTAGATGCTGTAACTGTACCAGTTACATTTACATTTCCACTTACATCTAACGCATAATCTGTACTTGGATTTGTATTCATTATGCCAACGGTTCCCGTAGATACAACAGTTAAGCCATTATATGTATCAGGAAGTCTAGTTTCTGCAAAACCGTATAATCCTACAGTTGGTTGAACTATATTTGAACCGTCATTTTTAGGCACATTAAATGCGATAAACCCCTGATTTGTGGAATCTACTTTAGATTGAATTATTTGAGTTGTGGAATACCAATTGTAACTAGGGTCTGTTGTACTTCTTATTTTGTAAGAATTTAAATATGACTGATTTCCATCAATTCCACAATTGCTACCTAATGTTTGATAATTTGTTACAGAATAATTAACAGAAATATCGAGAGTATTATTGTTATATATTTTAAAAGGATAATTGCCAGTAATATCAGTATTTCCAAATACATCAAGAGTTCCGTAAATGTTAGTGTCGCTGTTAAGACTTGTAATTCCTGATACATAAAGAGTTCCACTAATATCAGTATTTCCATATAAATCAAGATTTCCGTAAATTTTAGTGTAGCTGTTAAGATTTGTAATTCCTGATACATCAAGAGTTCCACCAATTAAAGTGTCGCTGTTAAGACTAGTATTTCCAGATACATCAAGAGTTCCACCAATTAAAGTGTCACTGTTAAGACTAGTATCTCCACTTACATCTAACGCATAACTGGGACTTGGATTTGTATTCATTATACCAACGGAACCAGTGTTTGAAACAGTTAAACCATTATATCTATTAGGTAATACTCCTTGGTGATAGTAACCATATAATCCGACATTTCCAGGAGAACCCGCAGCACTATTTGTTGTTTCAACATAATTACCATTTGCGTCTTTTATAGGAGCATTAAATGCAATAAACGACTGATTTGTGCTTCCTATGCCACTTTGAATTATTTGAGCTGTTGAATACCATTGACTAGACGTGTCTGTTACGGTTCTAATTCTGTAAAAATTTAAAAATGAACCTTCATTGCCACTATTATATAAAGTTTGTAAAAGTTGGGTATCATAAGCTGTAGTGCCAAGTTCACCTTGGTTTGCTACAGTTAAAGGAAAATAACTTTTATCACTGCCTGTGTATCCCTCGTTCCATAATGCTTTCTCATAACCTATTGCTACATTACTCGTATAATATGTACTGCCCGTCAGACCAGACAACCATAGACTTTGGCCTGTTACACCCTGAGGACCAATAGGACCAGTATGACCTGTAGCACCAATAGGACCCGTATGACCCGTAGCACCAATAGGACCAGTAGCACCCGTAGCACCAATAGGACCCGTAGGACCATTAAAGTAGTTAACCTGATTATTACTTGAACAGCCTGAACTAGAAAATAGACTTCTAGAATATCCTCCCGACATTATATAAATATTATATATTAAAATTACTATAATTAAATTTAAATATATAAATTAATTACATTATATAATATATGAACTTTGATTTAAATATTGCCAATTATAATAGAGATGAACTAATTGATATGTTTGAATTACCTAATAATTTTGATAGAAATGTTTTTGATATTAAAGAATCCAAATTAAAAGATGGCATCGTAAATAATAAGGAAATAAGTGGTGAAATAAAATCAAAAACATTAAATTTCCTTATGAAAGCCAAGAATATAATTTTAAATAATTCAAAACAAGAACAATCTATATTTGAAGAAAAAATGGATGAGTTGTATAATTCGAGTTATGAACTAAAAAAATCACATTTAGAAAATAAAGAAGAACATATGGTTCAATTAAGAGAAGAAAAACCATATTTATCTTCGTATCCAAGTACATTCTTTCCGGGCGTTATCAATCCAATTAAAAAGAGAACAATAAAAAAAAATTTAAGCATAGATACTAAATTTAGAGAGAATTATTATGCTAGTTCATCATCAAATTTCAACTTTAGCTTACCAATAAATATGAATGATGTTTTAGAAATGCAGTTATCAGCAATAGAATTACCAACTACATATTATGTGATATCGAAACAATATGGCAATAATTTTTTTTACATAACGGTTGATCTAAGCAACTCTTTATTAGTTAATATTCCCGATGGAAATTATACCCAAGAATCAATATTGGCTTCTATAAATGAACAACTATCATTGGCCGGGTTACCATTCAGTGATGTTGTATTTACGATTGATATAACAAATGGAAGAACCGGAAGTGGTAAAACTATTGTAGGATTTTCTGATACAACAACACATACAAAGTTAGAAATGAATTTTCAAGCAGATTTATATGGAAGTGATGACGTTAGTACCCCACTGCCTTTAAAATTTAGTTGGATGTTGGGATTTAGAAATGGAAATTACACTGGTAATTTAAATTATGTATCTGAAGCTGTAGTAGACATTTCTGGTCCTAAATATTTATTTTTAGTTGTGGATGATTATAATAATAGTGTTAATAATAATTTTTTCAGTGCGTTTAATTCTTCGTTATTAAACAAAAATATTTTAGCTCGTATATCATTACAGGCAAATACGTTTGATATATTACAACAAACCAATTTAAATTTAATAACAACACCCCGTGAATATTTTGGTCCTGTTAATATTCAAACCATGAATATACAACTATTAGATGAGTATGGCAGAATTGTAGATCTAAATAATATGGATTTCAGTTTTTGTGTTACATTAACAACAGTTTACGATTTATAAATAAAAAATAAATTTTATATTTCTCCATTAACTTTATATTCAATCCAAGAACTAGGTTTTATTTTAGTGCCTCCATCATATTTGACAGCATATTTTTCTTGAATTAACAAATTATTTAAATGAATGTCGTCAATGTAAACATCAGCCAAAATGCGTCCATATTTTTCACGTTTAATGTTTTCCAATCTTACGTATTTATTTAATACTAAGTTGCTAACAAAATCTCGTGCTATTTTAGCTGCTTTTTTTTCTTCAACTGATATTCCTTTGCCCTTAATTTCAGGTGTATCTATACCATTTAATCTAACTGATAATCTATACATAGGCGATTCATCGAAAGGCAATTTAGTTGCTATTGTTATTGTATCTGCGTCATAACATTTGATAACACGACCACCTTTTACTGGGAATGTAAATGCTACAGTGTCTTTCCATTTAATTTCAGAATTATCACTCATATAATTTTATACATATTTTAATTTATTAGACAAAAAAATAGACAATAAATTAGAGCATAAATTAAATAATATAACAATACATTATATGGCGAAACCATTTAAAAATTCGTATTCAGCAAATAAAGCATTTGGTGTATTTTTCGAGTCTAAAGATGCGGGCGATTATATATATAATAAAAGGGCAAAAGCAACATATTGTAACACAAAGATATCCAATTCTTCACCTAAAATTGGAACTGAGAATAATTATTTGTTATTTAAAAGGTCAAAAAAAATAAACGACTGTCCACGTTTAAACTCTATTAATAATTCCAATTTAAATATAAACCTAATTACAAAATTGGAATTGTCTGATGTAGCTGTTTTACAAGATGTTTCAAGTAATAGTGTCCCATCAACAGTGTCGCAAAATTCTATTCCGTTTCTTGATTATTATATAGATCCGAGTGGGTCATTATTTGGCAATACAATTTGTGGAATAAATAATTGGGAAAAATATATGGTTTATAATTATGACATCAATGAAGAGTTATTTGTAAATATATAAATAAAGTTGTCAAAATGTATTCCAAAAGCAATATGATAAGGCAATAATAAATATTGTTAATGATGGAACAAGAGTTATTAATGATTTTGTTTCTTCAGTGATAGTTAGTTCTTGTTGTTTGGTAATTATTTTAAGTTCTTGGTTGATTATACAATATTCGTGTAAATTGTATAAGTTTGAATATTTATATTCTTGGTCAAAATCATAATTAGAATATGGTTTTTCAATATCTATATAAAACCCCCAATCATTTCCTAAAAAATCATAATCATATATTTGAGACTCATTAATCATTTTCAACTGATGATATACTTAAATTAAATATTAAAGATTATTTCATTTTTTTTAATTTTAAAATGTATTGTTAAATATAATGAAACAAGCAGGTAAACCAATTTTATTTAATAAAACCCTGAAAGAATACGCAAAAAAAAAAGAACCAGTTGAAAGTGCCCCTTCTTACGTGAATGATTCATACTCGCAAGAACCCGAAAAAGTATCAGAAATGCTTAACGACGATAATGAAACTATTTCAACGACTAGCATTCAAGTAGATACTTCTGGTAAAATTACAACAGACGCATTATTCAATGTAACGGATACGTCTGGAAATGTCATTCAAAAAAAAGACTTTCAAACAACATATAAAAAATATACATACAAAGAAGTTGAAAAAGATATTTGGGATAACTATTTTGATAAAAAAGAATTTCATTCAAGTGCGTTGGATATATTAGCTACTTATTTAAGAGGTCAAAAACTTATTTATATGGAATCAAAAACATATTGTGAATCAAGATTAAATTATTTAATGATGCCTGCAATTATGTTATCAACTGTAGCAACAGTTTTATCTCCAATTACAAATGATTATGATTGGGGAGCGTATATAATATCTGCTATAAATGGTATTATAGCCTTTCTTTTGACAGTCGTAAATTATTTAAAACTTGACGCAACTTCTGAAGCACATAAGATATCATCACATCAGTATGATAAATTACAAACTTCTATTGAATTTTTATCAGGAACAACATTGTTATTTAACAAAGAAGATGAAGCCAAAACGAAAGAAACAATAAAAACCAGATTAGACGAAACAGAGAAAAAAATTAATGAAATAAAAGAAACGAACCAATTTATTATACCAAAAACAATAAGAACAATGTATCCAATTATATATAATACAAATGTATTTTTAATAATAAAAAAAATAGAAGACATACGAAAGCGTAAAATTAATTCATTAAAAGAAATTAAAAATCAAAGAAATTATTTAATAGCTGTATTAAAATCAAAAAAAAATAAAGAGAAAAAAACATCAATGCGAAATTTAGAAACTGAAATAGCCAATTTAATAAGAGAAAAGGACCAATTAATTAATAACATACTAATTTTGAAATCAGCTTTTTCAATTATTGATGATATGTTTGTTAAAGAAATGGAAAATGCGGAAAAACTAAAAAAAATGTCGTTTAGACGTTGGTTTTGTTTTGGTTATGGAATTAATGAAAAAATAATCGACCCGCGAAAAATAAGTCTATTTATAGAAGATGTAATGGATCCTTATGGAAGACAAGAAAACCATTTAAAGGAAATGAAAGAAAAGGAAAAAGAAAAGGTTGAATATAAAAAAAAATTATTAAAATATTTTAAAAATAATAAGAATATGGTTGATTGTTTATATGAAAAAATGGAAAATGGTGAAATAAATAAAGAGTTGAAAAATTGCGTCCAATGTAAGGATGCAAATTCTATTATTTTAAATAGAGATAGTATTAAAAATAAAATAGGTAATGTTGTTAATTTAAAGGGTTTTACTGATGATAATATTACTTTTAATTTTGACGAAGTGCATGAAGAAAAACGGAGTGTAAGGTCTGATTCGTCAAATACGCTTATGGATTTTGATGTTGTATGCAATGATATTTCACAAGGGACACTCTCCAAATAAAATAAAATAAAATAATCTTTGTTATTACCAAAAACCCATTCTTTTTAAATTATTTCTGCTTTGTTTGGGTTTAATTTTTGAGTGAATTGTATGACTATCTGGTGTCTTATTTGTAAACAACAGTTTGGTAGATTTTATTTCAGACATTTTTTTTCTCTCTTCAAACTTCTTCATTTTATATTCCCTAACCATTTGATTATATTCTTCAATCGTTTTTGGAACCATTTTCTCAGGTTTAATAACTCTTTCGTCGACATAATCTTTGAAATATTTGTTATAAATAACACTGTTTTTTACCATCGGAGGGATTGGTTGTTGTCTATCTTGAGATATTTCGTAAGGGTTTATTGACTTTGACGATTGTATAGATTGTAATGTACCGTTCTTATTTACAACTAAACTCATATTTGATAAAATGTCGTTAAATGAAACTTTCTTATTTGTTTTTTGTTTTTTTGCTTCTTCCCAATATTGGTAGGGCTCATTATCTTCTTCGTAATTATATTTCTCCTCGTACGGATTTACATTGTCAAGTTCAGAAAAGGCGAGTTCCATATTATATAAACTATATTTTTTATAGATTAATTAAAAAATAATATGCTTTTAATATAAATATGCCTAATACATATATTAAAAATAGAGGTGTCACACAAACGATTATTAATAATAATAATCATAAACAATTTAATCAAATTAATTGGGATACTAATTATGACGGACAAAATGCGAACATATCAGTTACTACAGATACAGATGGTGAAAAAAATCATTTTGACATTACACTTGATAATGAAGATTTAGCCAATATGCTTAATATTCCCAGTGTTAGTATGCCTCTTGATAAGCGTATTCAAATGGATTTTAATGATACGTTCAAACAAGATCCGTCTCAGTTTAAAATTGAAATGCCTCAAATTGAAAATCTCTACGTTAAGGATAGAAGACCGACACCATTTAATGAAAATCAAACTATCAATGAAATAATTAAATCCAATGGTTATCTATCGAGCCCATCACCAGATGAAGAATTTATCGTTCCTATTTCTTTAAAAGAAAAACCTAAACATAGATACACATTAACTCCACATAGAACACATAAAACATATAAGGTATATAAAAAACACAAATCAAGACGTAAATCTAATTCCAGACATAAATCTAAATCAACGCATAAATCTAAATCAAGACATAAATCTATTTCTAAGACATTTATTTAGTTATTATTATTTAAGTTGTTAATTATTTATAATAAGTTTCATTATTTTTAATTTAAAATATAATAAGTTTCATTATTTTTAATTTAAAATATTATATATATAATGTCATTTAGACAATTTGGTGGTTTACAATTTTCGTCTAAACATAAAGCAGTATCAAGTTATTATAATGCTTCTGATAATTTACTTACTAAAAATTTTGGAGAAAAAGAATCTTATATCAATTTTCTAAGCGATATTAGTGGAAATATTATGATTTTTGGGAATACTGATATTACTAAAAATTTAAAGGTTAAAGGAAATGCTGGATTGGATGGCAATTTGGGTGTTGGTGGGAATGTCGCTTTTGGAGGTAACGCTTTAATTGGCGGAACTCTTGATGTATCTGGAAATACTGATATTAGTGGAAAGTTGAATGTGGTTGGGAATACTAGTCTTAACAGCGACACTTTAATTGGCGGAACT